CGCTCGGGCGCCCCGCAAGCCGATCAAGGAGGGTCTGCGCATAGATGGTGACATCGTGCGCCGTCGCGAACACACCGGCGTTCCCGGCCACCCCGCCCTTGCGCCGCGCCGTCGGGTCATGCACGGTGCCGCGAAGCAGGTAACCATAATTGAGGTGCTTGCTCGGATCGGCTCTGCTTTCCTCGTCAAGTGCGGTTGGTGCGATGCGCGGCAAAAGACTGGTGCTCCAAGCACCTGGCGGACAAGCGGCCACCACGCGTCCTTCTGGCGCGGGAGCCCATGCAATCGCGGCTCCTCTCACCGTGTGTGGCCCACATGCTTTGGCCAGCGGGAGATAGCGGGTGTCTTCCAGGCCAAGCGGCGCGAATACGTTTCGCTGAACGTAGACGTCCTCTGCCTCGCCGGTGACCTTCTCGAGCAGCGCGCCAAGCAGGATGTAGTTGATGTCGGAGTAACGGAAGATCTCACCGGGACCCGACTGCAGCGGCGTGGTGAGCGCACGATGAAATGCCCTCTGCTTTATCGGCTCCGCCCAGTCCCCACGGATCTTGGAGGCTTACGTCTATCCCTTCGCCTGACGTGTTCGTAAGCAACATGCGAACCGTCACCTTCGCACGGTGTAGATCGTTCGCCGCGCTGACGTCGGGCAAATACTTCTGCACGGGATCGTCGAACGCAAGCTTGCCTTGTTCGTAAAGCTGCATGACCGCAGTCGCCGTTGCGAGCCACTTCGTCAACGACGCCAGGTCAAAGATCGTGTCCTCGGTCGTCGGCTCTGCAGGTGCGGGCGATCCATCTAGCCCCTGTTCGCCCGCAAGCTTGCGCGAGCCATAAGCCTGTTGGAAGACGACCTTGCCGCTGTGCCCAATTACCACCACACCACCTGGCAGCTTGTTTGCCGCAATCGCATCATTCATCAGCTTGGAGACGGTTGCGAATTCAGGTGCGGGAGGCGCGGCTGGCGGCTGTGTTGGCTGTGTTGGCTGCGTTGCCTCCGCGCTGTGACTCGCCGTTGTGTGCACCGTATAGCCACGCGAGGAAGGCACAGCGAGGATAAGCAAGACTGTTCCAACCGCAATGGCCGTCCGCACCGATGGCTTACCGAACATAGAGCGGTGGCCGCATCGTCCACCCGCCGCCGGCGCAGCGGACCACATCGCCGACTACGGGCATATCGCAAGGGTAGGTCGGCGGCTTGGCAGCGTGCACTACATCTTTTGGCCGACTTGGCGGCAGACTTGTCTAGCGTGAGGACTCATCCCAATTGACGTCCCACAGGCGATGGATTGCCATGCTGGTGGGCATGACGGCGGCTGGTGTCGTGCTGGCGCAGTGGACCGCCGCGCCGCCACCTCTGGCGGCGAGACCATCACCGTCGGCCACCGCGTCGTCGGCGGCCAGCGCGCCGCCATCACCTTCCGGTGGAACGGTTCAGCCGGTCACCGCTGCGGAACTCGGCGCGAGCTGGCGGCCGGGCTGCCCGGTCCAACCCGCGCAGCTACGGCGCGTCGACGTCGACCACGTCGGTTTCGACGGCCAGACTCACCGCGGCGAGCTGATCGTGCACGAAGACGTGGTGCCGGAGGTCATCACGATCTTCGAGCAGCTTTACCGACTGGGCTTTCCCATCGAGAAAATCCGCACTGCCGACCGCTATCCGGCCGCTGATGATGAGCTATCCATGGAGGACAACAACACTTCGGCGTTCAACTGCCGACGCATCCCCGGAACCAGCCACTGGTCTCAGCACGCCTACGGGCGGGCGATCGACCTCAATCCGCTTCTTAACCCGTGCATCTACCCCGGCGGCGCATTGCAACCGCAGAACGCGGCGCCCTACCTGGACCGCAGCCGCACCGACCCGGGTCTCTTGCACAACGGCGACCCCGCCGTACACGTCTTCACGGACCGTGGCTGGCAGTGGGGTGGCTACTGGACGACTCCCATCGACTACCAGCACTTCGAGCGGCCCTGATCCTCGCCCGCAGAAGGAGTGTCAAACATGACTTTTCTCGCAGCCTATGATTATCGGGCAAGGGGTTTCTCTTTGTTCTCTTTACATTGAATACAATACTCATCATTCTGATTCTGCGTTTCGTGTATCCAATTGCATTCAGGGCACTCTTGAATGTATTTGTGATTCGGATTCGAACAGGGAGACATTAACGCTTGTTTCTGCCTGAATTTGTTTGCTGAGCTTCTATTTATGCTGGACATCATTCTGATTGATTTCCCTGCTCAGTGGTTGCGGATCACTAGCAGTGGCGGCTACCCGCGTTCGCGCCTATCAATCACTGTTCCCAAACTCAGCTGGTTCAAACCTCCGGTAGGTTCATCCCCCAAGAGACCGCTGCGCGGCTCGCGGGCGCACCCTAGGAACCGCCTACGCGCATCCGAAGAAATGGAGTAGTCGCTTACTCTAGACGGTTCACTCTGCCGCGCCGGACACTGTCAGCGTCCTGTTCCCTCTCGCGGAAAGTGGTTCCTATTATGGCCATCGTCGCTACTACGATCGTGCATCCGAACCCTGGGGTCACCTGGGACGACATCCAGAAGCAGCTGAAGCGAGCGAGCGGGCTTGCCCGCAAGCATGGCGCGGAGAACGTCACGGTGCTGGTCAACATGGTCGGAGGTCCGGGCACCAACGCCATCGGCTTTCTGACGACCGCCCAGGACTGGGCCACGTATGGCCAGATCCAGCAGAGCCTCAGTACCGACCCGGATTACCAGGGGCTTCTCATTGACGCGGCCCAGATAGCCACCTGGGAGAACTACGTCAGCCAGACGATCGAGGTCTAGTACCACGCCAAGTCATACGTGATCGACAACCCATACCCGGGGTTCGGTGTTGTTGATTGTCGGTCCTCCCGTCGATTGCCTAGGTAGTCACCAGTAGTGACTACCTAGGCGTGTGGGGTGTGACGCTAAAGAGCTTCGCTAGCAATCGGAAAAGGCCGTTCACTTGCGCCTATACGGCGGGAAAGTTGGCGGTGGCGGAGGGATTTGAACCCTATTCAGCTACCTGGTCGGAGATCTAAAACCTGCCATACGCTGCATGAACTCATTACTGCCGACTACTCTAGTTATCTGTAACCGTGGATAGATCGTGGGCAAAATGTGGGCACGAGGCCCATTGCCGAGGCGCTGTCCAGGTTCCCCGATGACCGCCGACATCTTCGAGATGCTCGCCATCCACCAGCCCCCCGATATCGAGTGCGTCGAGTGATGACCGTAGACGAGTCAAGCCCGAATGCAGCGCAGGCGCGTATCCCTATGTACCACTGTCCGGGATATTCGTCTCTGCAACAGATCTCGTACCCCTATGTGGTACATAGGGGTACTTACCCCGCGTCTATGTACCGCGGTCGGACAGCGGAACAGGACCTGGGGGACCGGGACAGAAAAGGGCGACCTCGTGTGGGTCAGCCAGCGAGTAGATCGCCGCCCGCCGATTGCCCCGCTTTCCTGGCCGTCCGCGAGATTCCTGCACCAACAACCCCTTGGTCGTCAGCATGTCGAGGGTTCGATACGCCGTCATGACCGGGAGCTTCGCGAACTCAGCGACGCAGCGGGCCGGGCAGGTGACCCGCATCATGGCGCGGCGTTCGGTCTCCGAGATCACGTAGCCCATGACGGCAGCTTCCGCGTCGGTCAGCCAATCGACACCATCGGTGAGGCGGTCGGCCCACAGGAAAGCCCGCTCGACCGCGTCGTTGCGGATCTCCTCCAGCGAGCGCAAGCCCACGCTGTTCGCGTTGATCGCAGCGATATCCCAAGCCTTGTGCAACGCCTTGCAGGCCGCGCGCTCAGAACTGCCCCGGCGGAGCTGGAGCCAGAGCAGGTGCTCCTGCCGAGTCTTGTGCTTTTCGCACTTGGTCATCTCGGCGAGGAACTGCATCTCCGTCCAGCCGCGCAGGTATGCGCTCATCGCGATCCGCATCACCATCGTCCAGACCTTGCGCTGGTCGCTCGCATCCTTTTGGGGCAGCCCGTTTTTCATCGCATCAACGTAGATCTGCGGGAGCGCGCGGTCGAGCGTGCGGGCGGGCGCCGACGGCCCCGCCTCCCCGGCCACTACGCCACCTGCTCGGTCGGGCGTGCGCGGAAGGCCTTGATGAGCGGCTCGTCGACTGCCCACCGCTTGCGCTGGTTGCACTCGCGGCAGCACGGGACGGTGTTGTCGAGCGTGTGGGGGCCGCCGACCCGCACGCACACCAGGTGGTCCAGACACTCGAACGCGCCGACAGCGCAGTGATAGCAGGCGTCGCCGTAGCGCTCAACGAGCTGCTGGGCGGTGAAGTGCTCGACGACCGGACGGTGGCCGTACTTCCGGCAGCGGCGGATGTAGTCCCATTCGCGGTCGTAATCCGTCCTACACAGCGCACATTCGCCGCGTCGTCCCTGGCGTTTCGATCGATCCTTAGCGAAGTCGTTGAGCGGCTTTGTCACTCGGCACGTGGTGCACGTCCGTGCCGTAAGCTCGACAGTGGTTCCGCAAACCATATGGTGATCCGTCCCGTTGGCGGCGGGGCGGATTACTTCCTCACTCATCCCCGTTCACCTCCGCCAGGCAGGCGAGCAAGAACTTCATGAGAGCGATCTGCTGCAGATTCAGCGGGGACACTTCGGCCGCAAGCTCTTTCGCAAGGTGATGCGCGGCCATGGTGGACTCGTCGATGAGCTTGCGGTCTGCGCTCGACGAGAGCCCGGCATTGCAGAGCGCCTCCTGGCGGCGCAGAAAGTCGTCGACAGCCGAGCGGCGGTAATACAACTTTTTGCGGATGCACAGGTGGGGAGGCCAGTCGTGCGTTCCGGCGCGCGCACGACGCTCGGTGCTGTCCGAGATGCCCAGTTCGGCGATGAACTGCTTGCGGCTTATCAATTCGTCGGTCGGGTTCACCAGACCCCTTCCGTGGGCCTGGATGTGGCGGCCCCTTGCCGAACGGAGTCAGGTGGTCTGGTCCGTCTAACCTTTCCCGGGACTCGTGGCGCAGAAGACAGCTAGAAGGCGCGAGTGACCGCTGCTGACTGCTAGAGCAGCAAGAGACTTCACGCCGTCAGACAGGCCGGCTGTTCGCCATCGACTGGATCGTTCTGCTCTATTGCTGCAGCACAGCAGGATTCGTGGCGCCGTCGGCTATGGCGTGGATATCGGGCAGTCACAACGATGTCTGCGCGGTGGGAGATTTGGCACCCGCCCGGAACGTCTTCGTGCGGCTAACTCACAACTGCCAGCAGGACCGATACAACGGGAGCCGAGCCATCATGACGGCGCCCTCGTCTCAACCGACGGTCATGTCCCATGTAGGGCAGAGGTGGTCTCTGAAAGCCCACTGGGCCATGTACCCGGGTTTTGTAATCATCGGAGCCCGGCTCAGCTCCCCTGGAGTTGCCTGGCTGGCTACAAGTCGTTCGCGACACTGCCATGAGCTGTGCTCAATGAGCCCGTTCTGCCGAACATGATGTTTCGCACAGGCTTTGGAACGTGTCAGGTAGGAGAATGAATGATCCAACTGCTCTTGTTCAGGGCCACTTTCGGCGGCTCCACACTCCGGCCACCATCACACCCGGGTGTCGGGGATTCCCACAGGCGCCTGAGGTTAAGATCCGGCGCTCGTCGAAGTTTCCGCGATCTGTCCGCACCATCACCATGCCCACCTCGGTTCTCGACAAGCTCGACTACTCGCAGCAATGGATCTTCACGAACCGCGGCTGCAGGCCGGTGCGCGCGAATAGCTTCTGGAATAACGTCTGGAACCCTGGCGTTATCGAGGCCAAGCTCGACCCACGGCCGAGGTTTCACGACCTTCGGCACACCTGTGCCTCGTGGATGATCACCGCGGTGCGCCGCTGCCGGTGGTGCAGCAGCACCTGGGTCACGAATCCATCGAGGTGACGATAGAAATGTAGGTGCATCTCGATCGGCGCAGTATGCGGACAGCGGCCGATGCCATTGAGGCGCAGCTGAAGTAGGGAAAACTGCTATAGGTGCTCTGTATGGTTTCTACAGGGCTACTATAGGATGTGTTGTGGGACTTGAGGTTTCGCAACTCTCGGCTTTGCGCTGAACGCTCGCGCACGCTAGCGTTGTCGGCATGCACGCACATGACGTACACGGGAGCGCGACGTAATGGCGCTCACATACTCGACCCAAGAGGTCGTTGATCAGATCGGCGCCCCGTCCCATCGGTGGCTCCTGCAGCGGGTGCGCTCCCGCGAATTTCCCGGCCGAAAGATCGGGCGCCACTGGCGGTTCACCGACGAGGACATCGCCGTCATCCTGCGCTTCACTCGCAATGACAATGCCGGCACCGCACAAGACAGCAATGACGACGCCGACGTCTTCAGTACCCCGCAGGGGCTCACACCACGCTCACGCCGGCGAGCGTTGGCATGAACCATCCCGACAGCAATAGCCTGACCGAAGGAGCCAGCCCGATGATCGCCCCCTACACCGATCTCGACTACAAGAAGTACGCCTACGCCGAGGCCCAGGGGCGCCTCTGGCGTGTCTGCGAGATCATCGCAACCCTCAACGAAGCGAGGCACATCGGTGACGAGGACCGCGAAGACATCGAGTGCGTGCTACTTGACTGCGCGATGTGGTTCATGCGGGAAGCGGTGTTCGTAGGCGCCGATGAAGCCCTCACTAGGGAGGAGCAGCGTAAGGCCGAGGCGGCCCAACGTCGGGCCGAACAGGAAGCCTGGCTCAAAACCATGGACACCGACGAACTGCGGGAGCGTCTGCAGCGGCACTGTGTGGCAGAGGAGCCGCGGCAGGAGTACACGCCTCCACCACCTCCACCACCGTTCGACCCAGCGGCATACCGGGCTAGAGAAGGCTACGACACGTACTCCAGCGGCCGGCCGGTCACCACAACGGTGCGCTACGGCGACGCCGACGACGAGTACGTCACCCACACCTGGCATCCCGATCCGAACCACCCCGACAACCAGCCCGGCGCCGAACACGAGTTTTCCCGTGGACCGCACCCGTACCGCTTCGGATTGCTGGAGGTCGCGGCGAACTGGGGGATCAGAGTCATATACGACGACGAGCGGACGGTCCCTGACGACCCTGATCTCACCGAGGGCCAGTCGCGCGTCCTTGAGGCCCTACGGGAAAGAAAGCGGAACGGCATGGTGCCCGTCCACCAGGACGCCAAACACCTGGCTCAGCAACTGGAGATGAGCGAGCAGGAGGTACTTGATCATGAAACCGTCTTGTCTGCCCATGGCTTGATACGAAGCCCGCTTGAGCACCTCACCGAGGACCAGAAGCGCGTGCTGGACGCCTTGCCGCCGAAAGAAGCTGGCCGCGGCGCCACCAATGCCGAGTTGGCCGAACAGCTTGGGATGGACGTGGTCGAGGTCAGGGAGTGCATAGGCGTACTGGACGGCCTGGGCTGGGTGTGTGATCCCGACACCCCGCCGGCCGGCGTCAACTAAACATTCCGCTACCGGTAGGTGATCGTCACCGCCCCGGGATCATTGACATGATTTCCGAGGAGGACTTGTGCGCGGAGATCGACCAGCGACCACCACCGAATGCCAGCTTGCTGGTGAAGGCCCTTACGTCTCGATGGAGTGAGATGACGATCATGCATGACTGGATCCGGTTTTAGCTCAGGCGCAACGGCCGTGAGCGCTGCTCTGCGTCCAGTGCCGGCAGTGTCGTCAAGTCCGACTCCCATTAAGAGGTCTCAAGACTACTGACTGCTGGACGTGTCAGCTCATCACAGACCAACCACCGGGAAGGAACATTAGTGGCCAACTACACGACCGAGGACGGCAAAAAGCACCTTTACGCGCTATGTTTACGCGACCTCAGGCGCGTCTATGCCGTTATGCGCCGGCTGAACCCCGACCCCGAAACCGAGCTCAAGATCGCATGCTTGTTGGAGCAGGCCGAGATTCGCCTGTTCTTTGCTGCCTTCGTCGACACCTCACAGTGGTTTGAGGACGGGGACAACGAGGTTGTGGTTCGTGGCGGTACTTACGCGGACGGTAGGCCCGTTCAGACGAGGATCGAATGGGAGGGCGGCTATGCGACCATCGTTCACCCTCCCGATCCGCAGGACGAGGAGAGCCGGCCAGATCCCAACGAGCTAGCTGAGGAGTGTTGGGATGGCGACGCGCTGGGAAGGGCTCAGCTGATGGATGATGATGCTGACGAGGAAGACGCCCCGTGATCGGGAGTACCGCCACTTGGCCCCGTAGGGACGCACATATAGCATTCCTGTAGCGAGTTTCGTTCTCCCAAGCCAACTAAAGCCGCAGAATTCTGTTTGCGGTGTTGCATGACAACGGTGACCTCATTACTCACAACACCGGCCGCCATCACCGCACACACTGCGTGTCGTTGCCCGCCGCTTCACGGCTTGGGGTAGGCCTGTGCTGACGTTGGATACGTTAGCCTCATGTCCAGAAGTGCCGCGAAGTACCCCAGAAGACCATGACCCAAAACCCTTTTGGCGACGGTCGTCGTCCTGGGAGACTGGTGATGACCACCGCGCGCGAGATTGGTATGGAGGAGAACGAAAGCTATGACTCTGTCGCACGCAGCTCCCGCCCACGCCGATCAGATCGTGAAATCGATGCAGCTGGCACCGCTCAACGGGTTCCATCTGGAGCCACGGTGCCGCGTGTGCCGAAACGACTTGGTGCGCAAGAAGGTCAACGACATGCTCGCCGCCGGGGCTTCGTACGCGATGGTCCTTCGGGCTCTGGAGGGCGATAATGCCAAGCTGGACCAGCGAGATCGGGTCAGCATCGATTCGATTCGAAACCACTGTGAACGGCACTTCGCTGTTCAGAACGTCGCCAAAGCCAGCTACCGCCAAATACTGGAGCGACGGGCGCAGGAGAACGGCATTGACTTCGTCATGGGCGTCGCCACTGCGATCACCCCGATGGCCTTTCTCGAGACGGTCATGGTGAGAGGCTATGAGACCCTTGTCGATACTGACACGAAGGTTGACGTGAACACCGGCATGATCGCGGCCGGGCGGCTCCAATCCCTGATCGATTCCCGTGCTGGTCAATCTGATCTGGTTCGGGCGAGGCTTCAGTTCAACCAGATTCTCGACGCTGTGAAAGCAGTCGTTCCGCAGGAAATGTGGGACGCAATCGTCAACAAGCTGGACGAGTCGGAGCAGCATTCAGAGGCTCTCGACGCTGAAACCGCGCATTTCGACGACGAGAACGTCTACGACCCCACCGAGTTCGCCGAGGAGGACGAGGAGTTTTGACGAAGATGGCGAAAACGAATCAGATGCTGATGTCTAAGCATGCCACCGCTAGGCGGGTTGCACCGTGGTCATCCGGTTGAGCTGAAAGTCAACTGTAACAACGCTATAGGTTGATTTCATTTGTACGTGTCTGCGCCGTGGTGGCGCTGGCGGCGCAAAATCTCAGCCTCGTGGCGTTGGCGCGGCGTGGGCGGGCGGAGACGGTCTGCGCATTGTCGCCGAGCGGGTTCTGGTCGCCCGGAAATGGTTGCGGGCGCGGGCCATGAATCGTGTGAAACGGAATGCGGCGATGAGTCGGCTCACGCGCTCTCTCACCCCGCGGGTGATGAAGTCGGCGGCGCTGCGTCGGCGCGTGATGCGGGATGCAGCGTGGCGCGGGGATCGCGTCAGTGTCGCCCGTGACGTCGTGATTGCTAACGACGCGCTCGGATGCACCATCGTGGACACCGATGTCTGAGACTTCCGGGAAGCAGCACCTGACAGCCGAGGTAGTCGAGCAATCTTCGGTTACCGTCTTAACACGATTGAGAAACGACCGTCGGGCCGTCGTGGCCACGCATGTGCGCAACGCTCAAGCTAGACACACCCATTTAACGGCGAAGGCGGTAGCGCATGGCTGCTCCGTTCGGCGGGCACCAAGAACTCGCCGACCGCCCGGTCCGCGATGATGCATTGGGAGCCGCCGACGACTGAGGCCAACACCAGACGGCGCAGGCCCGGATCTCGAAACGGGTCGGTTCCACGACACGGTAGGGAGCACACAGTGTTTGAACGTCGCAAAAATCGCAGCGGCGAGACCGGCGGGCAATTGGCGGTGAACATGCGCGTGCGGGTGTATCCGGGCACCGATGCTGAGAGCCGAGGTGTCATCGTTGAGGATTTCGGTGAGATGGCGGGCCAACCCGTGGAGATCGGCGGCCAGCGTTTCGCTGACCCGGCGCGACGGTGGGCGGTGCTGCTCGACACCGGCAACCTGGTGTTCGCCAACACCGATCAACTCGTCGCCGAGTGATCCGCATTGCCGGTCGATCGGCGGTGTAGAGATTGAAGCGCCGCTGAGTCGGATGACGGGCTGTCTGGCACGGTGACGTATCGGTCAGGCGGCCAAGTGGAGCAACACGTCAGCAAGAGCTGACGGTCGTGAAAGGAACGGTGAATGACTGCCGGGAAGCTCTACAAGGTCCGTGCCCAGCCGGTCGCGGGCGATTCGCCTCGACCACTCCGGGCGGACGAATTGGTCCTCGCTGCATATAACGGAAGTGCAGGCCACCGGCGGAAACTCGGCCAGAGAGAACGCCGCAGAATACGGGGACCTTGACTGCCGTCCAAGCCGGTTGACTGTTGCCTCCGAAGTCGATTCATCACAGTCGGCGAACAACAGCTCGCGAGCAAGTTTGAGATCGACCCATACTGTTCGATTCTGCGTATCAGGCTCACTCAGCCCCTTTACGTAGGCCGGGTTCAGCATGGGATCGTCACGCAATTGATCGAACATGCTCATGCCGATGTCAGGAATCACGGCGCACAAGTACACCAAATGCCGTACCGGTCGGCGAGCCGCGACTAACGGAATCGTCATGCCCGCCAACGAGTGCCCCACGAGCACTACATCGTCGTCGCACCCCTTGAGTGCATCACAAACCACGTCGGCGTAGGTGTCAAAGCTCGCCGACCCGTCGTCGCAAGGCAGATCCATCGCGACCACGTCATGGCCTGGGTGTCTCAGGAACGGTGACAGCAACTCCCAGCACCAAGCGCCCGCCCACGAACCGTGTACCAACGCGAAGGTCACCATGCGGGTAATGCTAGGGGTCGATGACCCGTCCGAGGTGCGGAAAACGGCGCTTTGAAATGTTGGGTGGCTGGCGCGCCATCCGGGGCATGCCAGCGCGCTTCTACCGGGTAGGGTCACCATCACTGCGCCAAATGGGTCGCTAGTCGCCGAGGTCCAGCGGCGGTGCGGGGGCATCACCGTGAGCGCCGACGGTCCTCGTGGAAGTGTTCAACCGGCTATCTTTAGAGGACGCTTAACGCGGGGGCCGGGATTGGCGGAGGGTCGGGTGACGGCCATAGCAGCGTGCCGGACGTGTGGCACCGAACCCTTGGAGCACGCCCGGTTTTGCCATGGTTGTGGCTCACCAGTCGAAGACGCCGGTATCCGCGCGGAGTACAAGCAGGTCACGGTTCTGTTCGCCGACGTGGTGCGTTCGATGGACCTCGCCACGACCGTCGGGGCGGAGCGGCTCCGGGAGATCATGACCGACCTCGCCGACCGCTGTGTCGCCGTTGTAAAGCGTTTCGGCGGCACGGTGGACAAGTTCACCGGCGATGGGATCATGGCCGTGTTTGGTGCGCCGGTGGCGTTGGAGGATCACGCGGTGCGGGCGTGTTTGGCTGCGCTCGGTATCCAGGATGAGGTCAAGCGCTTGGCTGTTGAGGTTGAGCGCCGCGACGGCCTCACGGTGCGAGTGCGGGTGGGCTTGAATTCGGGTGGGGTGATCGCCGGTGAGATCGGTTCGAGCCATTTGGGTTACACCGCGGTCGGTGATCAGGTCGGGATGGCCCAGCGGATGGAATCCATGGCGGCGCCCGGTGCGGTGGTGCTGAGCGAATCGACGGCCCGATTGGTGGAGAACACCGCGGTGCTGGGGGAGCCCGAACTCGTGCAGACCAAGGGTACGGATACGCCGGTGCGCGCGAGGCGGTTACTGGCGATCGGCGAGCGTGAGCCCGGTCGGCGCGGCGAGTCGACCCTGGTGGGGCGCACCTGGGAACTCAACACCGTCACCGCGATCCTGGAGGAAGCAGTGGGGGGCGCGGGGTGTGTGGTGACCATGGTGGGGCCGGCGGGCATCGGCAAGAGCCGCCTGGTCCGCGAAACCGCGGCGATCGCTGCCAGCCGCGGTGTGGCGGTGTTCACCACGTACTGCGAGTCGCACGCCCGCGATATCCCGTTTCATGTGGTGGCGCGGTTGTGGCGCGCCGCAATGGGTGTCGAGGATCTTGACGCCGGCGCGGCCCGGGCACACATACGGGCACAAGTCCCTGACGCCGACCCCGACGACCTGCTACTCCTGGATGACTTATTGGGCATCCGGGATCTGGCGGTGGCGCTGCCCGACATCGCCCCCGCCGCGCGGCGCCGGCGGTTGACCGCGCTGAGCGATGCCGTTGCGCTGGCCCGCACGGAGCCGGGGGTGTATGTGATCGAGGACGTGCACTGGATCGATGAGGTCAGCGAGTCGATGCTGGCCGACTTCCTGACGGTGGTCCCGCAGGTTCCATCGTTGGTGCTGATCACCTACCGTCCCGAATACCACGGCGCGCTGACCCGGGTGTCGGGTGCCCAGACGATCGCGCTGCGGCCGCTAAGTGGTGCCCAGGCCTCGGCGCTGACCACCGAACTGCTGGGCTCGGCCCCCTCGATGATCGGGTTGGCTGAGCTGATCGCCGCCCGCGCCGCCGGGAACCCGTTTTTCGTTGAGGAGATGGTGCGCGATTTGGCCGAACGCGGCGTGCTGCGCGGCCCGCCCGGCGCCTACCTGCTGCCTGGTGATGTCGCCGACGTTGAGGTGCCGGCCACCCTGCAGGCCTCCCTCGGCGCGCGTATCGACCGGCTCGGTCCCACCGCCAAGCGCACGTTGAGTGCGGCGGCGGTGATCGGGTCACGATTCGACGCCGAGCTGCTGACCAGCATGGTCGACGACGCGGACGTGGGCGCGCTGATCGAGGCGGAGCTCGTCGAGCAGGTGCGGTTCACGGCGCGCGCCGAGTATGCGTTTCGCCACCCGCTGATCCGCACGGTGGCCTACGAGTCACAGCTGAAGTCCGATCGCGTGCAGTTGCATCGGCGGCTGGCCGCCGCGATCCAAGCCCGCGAGCCGGAATCGGCGGATGAGAATGCGGCGTTGATCGCCGGGCATCTGGAGGCGGCCGGGGATCTGCACGCGGCCTTCGCCTGGCACATGCGCGCCGGCACGTGGTCGACCAACCGCGACATCGCCGCGGCGCACACCAGTTGGCGGCGGGCACGCCAGGTCGCCGACCGGCTGCCCGACGACGACCCGAATCGGCCATCGATGCGCATCGCGCCCCGCACCCTGCTGTGCGCGAGCGCGTGGCGCGTGGGCGGCAGCGGTGCCGACACCGGCTTCGACGAATTGCGCGAGCTGTGCACCGCCGCGGGTGATCGGCGGTCGCTGGCGATCGGCATGACCGGGCAGCTGATGACGCAACAGACCAATGCGCGCCGTCGGGAGGCGTCGCGTCTGGCCTCGGAACACATCGCACTGCTCGAGTCCGTCGGCGACCCGACATTGACGGTAGGGCTATCTATCTTCGCGATGGGCGCCAAGCACGAGACCGAGATGGCCGAAGTGCTGCGGCTGGCGCAGCGCGGAATCGACCTGGCGGACGGCGACCCCACCATGGGTGACCTCATTATCGGGTCACCGCTGGCGGAGCTGATCGCATTGCGGGGCCTCGCCCGCTGCTGCCTGGGCATTGCGGGCTGGAAAGAAGACTTCCACCAGGCCATGGCCATGGCCCGTGCATTCGACGCGACCACGCTCGCCGGGGTGATGTGGTTCACATACGTGATCGCGATCCCGTGCGGGGTGCTGCTGCCCGATGCGACAACGCTGCGCGACACCGCCGAATTTTTGGTGATGGCGGAGCAATCCGGTGACAACATGGCGCTGGGCTTCGCTCGAACCGCCCGGGGTGTCATCCTGGTCCATCGGGGCGGTCCGGAGCGTGAAGCCGGCTTCGACCTGCTGGCTCAGGCCCGCGAAGCTGCCATACAGGAGCGGTTCGTCAAGTTGTTTTTGCCCATCGTCGACATCCACGTCGCGCAGGAGAGGGCCAGGCTCGCAGATCTCGACGGTGCCATCGGAGTGTCGCGGGCCGTCGTCGACGAGCTGTTCAACTCGGGTGGCTCGGTTTGGAGTGCGCTGGCCACCGCCGTCTTGGTGGAGTCGCTGCTGCGCCGCGGCGGCGACAAAGACGTCCTGGACGCGCAGGATGCGATCGATCGGCTGGCCGCCGTCCCAACCGATCCCGGCTTCGTGCTGCATGAGATCTGGCTGTTGCGGCTGCGGGCTCTACTGGCGCGCGCTCACGGCGATGCCGCGGCTTACGCGGATTTCCGGGATCGCTACCGCGACATGGCGAAAACGCTTGGCTTCGAGGGGCATATCGCGTGGGCTGAGGCGATGCCGTGACGGCCACGGGTCTGGTGTGCGGATCGTGCGGCACCGCCGCACTTCGCGATGACGCCAAATTCTGTGACGAGTGCGGCGCGCCAATCACGGTGTCGCGCGAGCCTGCTGAGTACAAGCAAGTGACGGTGTTGTTCGCTGACGTGGTGCATTCGATGGAGATCGCCGCGGCCGTCGGTGCGGAGCGGCTGCGCGAGATCATGACCAAATTAGTCGACCGCGCAACAGCAGTGGTGAAGCGCTACGGCGGGACGGTCGACAAGTTCACCGGCGACGGGATCATGGCGGTGTTCGGGGCACCTGTTGCGTTGGAAGATCATGCGATCCGCGCCTGTTTGGCGGCCTTGGGTGTTCAGGAGGAGGTCACCGCCCTCGCAGCAGAGGTTGACCGCCGCGACGGTGTCGACCTTCAGCTGCGGGTGGGACTGAATTCGGGTCAGGTGATCGCCGGTGAGATCGGTTCGGCCGCAATGGGTTATACCGCCATTGGTGAGCAGGTGGGGATGGCGCAGCGGATGGAGTCAGTCGCGGCGCCGGGGGCGGTGATGCTCAGCGACTCCACCGTGCGGCTGGTCGAGGGTGCCACGGTGCTGGGGGAGCCGCAGCTGGTGCATATCAAAGGAGCGCAGGACCCGGTGCTGGCGCGGCGACTGCTCAGCGTGGCCGCACAACGGACAGGTTCCTCCTATACGACTTTGGTCGGCCGCGACTGGGAAGTAACCACTTTGGCGACAATGCTGGAGCGCTCGGCAGGTGGGCGCGGGTCCGTAGTTGGCGTGGTAGGCCCTCCCGGCATCGGCAAGACCCGACTCGTCCGCGAGGCCGTGCAGCTTGCGAAACAATCTGGCGTCGAAGTGTTTTCGACCTTCTGCGAATCACATGCCACGGACATCCCGTTCCATGTGGTGGCGCGCTTGCTGCGCTCGGTCGGGCAGATCACCGTGCGAGTTCCCGACGCCGATCCCCAGGACCTGCTGCTACTGGCTGATCTGCTGGGCATCGCCGATCCCGAGGTGGCGCTGCCCAAGATCGACCCGGATGCGCGGCGGCGGCGGCTGACCGCACTGATCAACACCGCCCAGCTGGCCCGCACCGAACCTGCGGTCTTCGTGATCGAGGATGCGCATTGGATCGACGAGGTCAGCGAATCCATGCTCGCCGACTTTTTTGCGGTGATCCCCCAGACCCCTTCGCTGGCGCTGATCACCTATCGCCCCGAATACCGCGGCGCTCTGGCACATCTGGCAGGCGCTCAGATGATCGCCCTGGCGCCGCTGAGCGATGCGGAGACTTCAGCTCTGGTCGCTGAGCTGTTGGGACTTGATCCGTCCGTGGGCCAGATCCGCGACATCATCGCCGGGCGCGCGGCCGGCAATCCGTTCTTCGCTGAGGAGATCACCCGTGAGCTCGCCGAGCGCGGGGTGCTGGTCGGTGAGCGCAGCGGCTACGTCTGCAGTACCGATGTGGCCGAGGTTAGCGTGCCAGCCACACTGCAGGCGACCATCGCCGCGCGCATCGACCGGCTGAGCCCGCCCGCCAAACATACGCTGGCCACCGCCGCGGTCATCGGCTCACGCTTCAACCTCGATCTGCTGAGCAGCCTTCAGGTCGACCCGGTTGTCGATGAACTGATCACCGCCGAACTCGTCGACCAGGTTCGGTTCACCCCGCGCGCCGAATATGCGTTCCGGCATCCCTTGATCCGCACGGTGGCCTACGAATCGCAGCTGAAGGCCGATCGCGCCCGGCTGCATCGGCGGCTGGCGGCCGCGATCGAAGCCGGTGAACCCGAAGCAGCCGAGCCGAACGCCGCGCTGATCGCCCAACACCTGGAGGCCGCCGGCGACCTGAACGCCGCCTACGGCTGGCACATGCGCGCCGCCACCTGGGCGACCAACCGCGACATCACCGCGGCACGACTCAGCTGGGACCGCGCCACCAGGATCGCCGACGCATTGCCTGCCGAGGAGCCCAACCGGACAGCCATGCGCATCGCCCCGCGCACCATGCTGTGCGGGATCGCCTGGCGAGTTCACAAGGACGTGGCCGGCACCCGCTTCGAGGAACTGCGGCAGTTGTGTACCGCCGCCGGGGACAAGGCGTCACTGGCCATTGGCATGGCCGGGCTGGTATTGGATCATTTGTATCAGGACCGGATGCGCGAGGCATCGCAGCTGGCGTCCGAAGCCATGGCCCTCATCGAGTCGATCGGTGATCCGGCCCTGACGGTGGGGCTGTCCTTCTCGCCGATCGGCGCCAAGGCGGAAAATGGCGAGTTGGGTGACGTGCTGCGGTGGTCGCAACGGGTCATCGACCTGGCCGACGGTGACCCGTCGAAAGGCAACCTCCTTTTCGGGTCTCCGTTAGCGTTCGCCTTCACCACGCGAGCTATCGGCCGGTATTGCCTTGGTCGTCCCGGATGGCCAGACGATCTGCAGCAGGCCCTGTCCGTGGCCCGCAGCGCCGACTCCCTGACCTACGCCATTGTGGTCGGCTACGTCTATTTGGGGGCGATACCGAATGGCGCGCTGAGGCCAGATGATCGTGCGACGGGTGAGATCCAAGATGCCCTTCAGATTGCCGAACGATTCGGTGATGACCTGGCGTTAGCCCACGCGAGGATGGCGCTGGGCGTTGGACTGGTGTGTCGCCAAAATGGTGCTGATCGAGACCGGGGACACAAGCTCCTGGCCGAGGTGAGCCTAGCGTTCCCACACGGCGGATATCTCCTGTGCGATTTGCCGATCGTCGATGTGTTCTTGGCGCGTGAGCGGGCTCGGCGCGGAGATAGCGATGCCGCGATACCGCTCATCCGCACCACCGTCGACCATCTGTTCTGCGAGGGACAGCTGCTGTTTTGGGGCGCCCCGGCGACGGGTGTTCTGGTCGAAACACTGCTCGACCGCGGCGCCGACATGGATGTGGCCGAAGCCGACGCCGCGATCAAACGGTTGGCGGCGGCAGGAGCCGAAGCGGGTCTGGCGATGCGCGATATCTGGCTGCTGCGGCTGCGGGCTCTACTGGCGCGGGCACGCGGTGATGCGGCGGCTTATACAGACTTCAGGGATCGCTACCGCGACATGGCGAAATCCCTTGGCTTCGAGGGGCATATCGCGTGGGCCGAGGCAATGCCATGACCGCGACTGGATTGGTGTGCTCATCGTGTGGTATCGAGCTGCCGCAAAACGCGAAGTTCTGTTTGGAGTGTGGTGCGGCGGTGTCGACGGCGGCGAAACCCGCCGAGTACAAGCAGGTCACGGTGTTGTTCGCCGACGTGGTCCATTCGATGGACCTCGCAGCTGCGGTTGGTGCTGAGCGGCTGCGCGAGATCATGGCCGACCTCGCTGACCGCTGCGCGGCGGTGGTCAAGCGGTACGGCGGCAACGTCGACAAGTTCACCGGCGATGGGGTTATGGCCGTGTTCGGCGCGCCGGTGGCGTTGGAGGATCACGCTATTCGAGCTTGTCTTGCGGCCCTGGGCATCCAGGAAGAGACGAAGCGGCTTGCCGTCGACATCCACGACCGCGACAGTGTGGACCTGCGGTTGCGGGTGGGACTTAACTCCGGTCAGGTGATCGCGGGCGAAATCGGTTCGGGATCTTTCGGTTACACCGCCATCGGCGAACAGGTCGGCATGGCTCAGCGGATGGAGTCGGTCGCGCCGCCCGGTGGGGTGATGCTGAGCGCATCTACTGCGCGACTGGTCGATGGAGCAGCAGCTCTTGGCGAGCCAGAGATGGTGCGAATCAAGGGTGCTGACGCGCCGGTGTCTGCCCGTCGGCTGCTGGGCATGGGCGAAGAGCATCGCGCCGCGAGGCGTACTGAGTCGAATCTGGTGGGGCGGCGCTGGGAAATGTCCACCGTCGAAGGCTTGTTGGACCGCGCCATCGACGGCCACGGCGCAGTGGTCGGCGTGGTGGGCTCCCCGGGCATTGGCAAGAGCCGCCTGGTGCGTGAGGCCGCCGCGCTGGCCGCCGCGCACAGTGTCGAGGTGTTCAGCGCCTTCTGCGAATCACACGCCACCGACATTCCCTTCCATGTCGTGGCGCGGTTGCTGCGTGCAGCCACCGGTGTGCGTGGCTTGGATGCCCCGGCCGCTCGTGACCGAGTGCGCTCACGGGTGCCGGATGCAGACCCCGAGGACTTGCTGTTATTCGATGACTTGTTGGGCATCGCCGACCCCGAGGTTCAGCTACCCAAGATCGATCCGGATGCCCGGCGGCGGCGGTTGACCGCGCTGGTCAATGCCGCCTCGTTGGCCCGAAAGACCCCGGCGCTCTACGTCATCGAGGATGTGCATTGGATCGATGCGGTCAGCGAGTCGATGCTGGCCGAGTTCCTAACGGTGATCCCGCAGACGCCCTCGCTGGTGCTGGTCACATACCGACCGGAGTATGAAGGGGCGTTGGCTCGGGTGCACGGTGCTCAAACCATCGCCCTCGCGCCGCTGAGTGTTTCAGAAACCGCAGCACTGGTTTCAGAGCTGCTCGGCCCGGACCCCTTGGTTGGTGCACTGGGCAAGAAGATCGCCGAGAAGGCCGCCGGTAACCCGTTCTTCGCCGAGGAGATCGTGCGCGAACTGGCCGAGCGCGGTGTCCTGCGCGGGCACCGCAGCGCGTACGCCTCTACAGCCGATGTGGCCGAGGTCAGCATGCCCGCCACCGTGCAAGCCACCATCGCCGCCCGCATCGACCGCCTGGCCCCGGCGGCCAAACGCACCCTGAGCGCAGCAGCCGTCATCGGCTCGAAATTCAGCCGGGACCTGTTGGAAAGGCTGGGCATTGATCCTGTCCTGGACGATCTGGTGAGCGGCGAGTTGATCGATCAGATCACATTCACCGGCGATCCCGCGTATGTGTTCCACCATCCGCTGATTCGCATGGTGGCCTACGAATCACAGCTCAAATCGGATCGTGCCGAGCTGCACCGACGCGTCGCAGCCGCAATCGAAACACGTGACACGGCAACGGTCGAGGAGAATGCGGCGCTAATCGCCGAACATCTGCAGGCCGCCGGTGATCTGCACGCCGCCTACGGCTGGCACATGCATGCCGCAACGTGGGCGACCAACCGCGATATCACTGCGGCACGACTGAGTTGGGAGCGAGCCCAAACGATCGCCGACGCAATGCCTGCCGATGACCCGGGCCGAGCAGCCATGCGCATCGCTCCGCGCACCATGTTGTGCGGGATCGCCTGGCGAGTCCATGTGAACGTTGCCGGTGCCCGCTTTGATGAACTGCGGGAGTTGTGCACCGCCGCCGGGGACAAGGCGTCACTGGCCATCGCCATGGTAGGGCTGGTGATGGATCACTCGTATCAGGCCCGGATGCGCGAGGCGTCGCAGCTGGCATCGGAAGCCATGGCCCTCGCCGAGTCGCTCGGCGATCCGACCCTGACGGTCGGGCTGTCCTTCGCGCCGATCTACGCCAAGATTGAAAGCGCCGAGCTGAGTGACGTGCTGCGGTGGTCACAAAGGGTCATCGACCTGGCCGACGGTGACCCGTCCAAAGGAAACCTCATTTTCGGGTCTCCATTAGCGCTCGCCTTTACGCAGCGGGGTATGGCCCGGTACTCCCTGGGCCGTCCCGGATGGCGCGACGACCTGGAGCACGGGCTGGAGATGGCCCGCAACGCCGACCCCATGTCCTACGCCGCGGCCGTCTGGTTCGCATACCCGGGGATACCGCTGGGTGTGCTGAGGCCCGACGATCGTGCGACGCGCGAGATCGAGGATGCCCTACGGATTGCCGAACGATCCGGCGAGGATATGGCGTTGGCCGCCGCCGGGATGACGCTGGGCCTTGCCCTGGTGCACCGTGAAGCGGGCGGGGAGCGTGACCACGGACAGAAGCTACTGGCGGAAGTGAGTGAAGTGTTCCTGCGCCGTGGACACAACCTGTGCGATTTACCGATCGTCGAGGTCTACTCGGCGCGTGAGAGGGCGAGGCGTGGAGATCGCGATGGCGCGATACTGCTCATGCGGGCCGCCGTCGACCATCTGTTCCGCGAGGGGCAGTTGGTGCTGTGGGGCATTCCCGCGGCCGGTGTTCTGGTGCAGACTCTGCTGGACCGCGAGTCCGACGGTGGCGTGGCCGAAGCTGAGGCCGTGATCGAGCGGTTGGCGGCCGCACCAGCCGATGAAGGTCTGGTCATACGCGACATCTGGCTGTTGCGGCTGCGGGCACTGCTGGCGCGGGCTTACGGCGATGCCACGGCTTACGCGGACTTGCGTGATCGCTACCGCGACATGGCGAAAACGCTTGGCTACGAGGGGC